TCGGGGGGAGGCGCGCTCTTAGGCGCCGAACTCTACGATTCTTCCCGCGAGCTTACCGAAGTGCATCACGGCGAAAAGGGCAGTCGTGTCACAAGACGCCTTCGCGGCGGGGACAACGTCTCGAAGCACAGCCAACGTCTCAGCGTCAGTGCGGTAAGCCTTGCCGTCCATCTCGAAGGTCTTGTTCAGGGTATTGCTGCGAGGGGCGGTGGTGGTCTGCATGGCGTGGCTCTCTGGGTTGTTGTGTTTCTCTTCGCCCACCCAGTGTATCTATCTGGCCACGTAGCGCAAGGGATACGTGACGATGGTGTGAAGATAAATCAGACAAGCCGCGAAAAGCCACGCCAACCGCACGGAACCAAGGCGGAATTATTTTTCAGCCGCAACCTTCCGAGCGGCCAAGGTCGCCAAGTCGCCGCGGAGTTGCTGCACCTCGCGCAGTGAAAGTCGCGCGGCCATCCGCAGCAGGCCATCGGCGGACCGGTCGATCCTGCTCAGTTCGCCGCGGGTCTGCGCTAGGTCGCGCTTGGCCTCGGTTAGCTGCGCGTGCAACTCGATTTTTGTGATGTGCCGCAACCGCTTGCGCAGCGGTCGCGCCTCGTGGTCGTCGCAGCGCCGGCCGTAGCCTGACGACGTGGCCGATCCAAATCCGAGGTGAGCCCGCTTGGCGCACTCGCCGCGGCTGCGTGATCCACCGAGCCAGTTGATGCAGGTTTTACAGGTCGCCATCGGTCGCCCCCTTTGTGGATCGCTTGCGCGGTTGCTCGGCGGCGAAGATCGGATCGTCAAACGTCGTCACCCCGCCAATCTCTCGCCGCCCTTCTGGCGCGTCGCGGATCGTCAACTCAAGGCGCGGCGTGCCGGCTCGCTCGGCATACAACTTGTAGACGGTCAGCCCGCACACGATGTTGTCGTCTGGCCAGATGCAGAGCTGCGTCACGAGGTCCAACACAACCTTGGCGGTGTTGTCCACATCGGGCGTCACGGTCGCCCACATCAGCCCGTCGTGGTGGCGCTTCGTCAGCAGCCGTTGCGGGCGTTTAAGGACTACCACAAGGTCTACATGGACGGCGCTCGTGTATGGCTCGTCTGGGCGCTGTGCCTCCACGTATGGCGCCGCCTGTGCTCGCCACTTTGTCACGTTTGGCGGTGTCATCAATCCGGCGTGCTTGCCGCGCTTGACCAGCCTTGGTCGGTTCGTCGGTGGAGGACTCAGCGGTATCACGGCGTATAGTTCGGCGGTCATTCCTCGCCCCCCAGTTGCGAAACCTCAACACCCTCGGACGCCGGCAGACCCGCGGACATCCGCCGAATCTCCCGGTTCACATCCGGCACGTAGACCGCTGGCGCGTACTCACCGGGCCACGACCGCGACCGGACATTGCCGGTCTTCACGTCGAGCAGTCGCCAGCCTGTGCCGGTCACCTGAGCCCGGTAGCGCAGGCCGTCGTAGTGCAGGGTGCCGTCTGACACTCTTGTCCAGCCGCTCATGCCACCCTCCCGAGGTCAATCTCACCATCCGCGAACGGCTGAATCCGCTCGGCCTCGATCAACCCCGCGCAGGTGCAGTGCCAGACCGCGCCGCGACCCGTGCCGGCACAGGCGATCAGGTCCTTGTGTTTCAGCCGCGCGGTAAGGTCTCGGTGATTGGGCGGAAGTTTGATATGCACCTTCACGGCGGCGCCCGTTTGCCCGCCGTGGATGGCGAGGAATAGCAGCGCTTTGGCTTCGGTTGATCCGGCGATGACGCGCTTCGTCATTCCTGCGCCGGCTCTTACTGTTTTGTCTGGTCGTTTCATCGTGTTGCCTTTGTGGTGAGGACCTTGAGCACGGCGGACTGAATGCCTGCGTCTGCAAGTCCGGTCTGTAGTTCGAGCGCGATACCCTCACACCACGCGATAAAGCATGTAGTGACCATCGCGCTGCCGTGTGCCTTGCCGTCGCTGCCGACGAACTTGATGCGTCCCGTTTGCTGGACGATGAAGGCGCCGTGCTCGGCTTCAAACACGCTCTTGCGCCACGCCTTCGTTTCGGGTCGCGTCGGGACTAGAGCGATGACTCCCGCGCCTTCGTTGTTTGCGATTCGGCACCGCTCAAGCCATGGGCCTACATCCGAATAGGGCGGATTAACGAATATACTCCGCGCGTCCCACGGCATTTGCAGTCCGTCATCCCCATCACTCAAGCAGTAGGTGCGCTCGGTCATCTTGTGCGACGGCGCGCCCGGATGGCAGCACGGATCCAACTCAATACCACCGAGAGCGAATGACACCGCACCGAGGATGTGTGGTGGCGTGAACCAGTTATCACCCTCGCCGTCGTGGAGGTCGGTCGTGTGCTGTGATGGCTCAAGCCCAGGAAGGAACATCGTCTCACCCTCTCGAAGAAACCAGCAGCGACTGACGCTCAACAACCAACGCGCGCCGCTGCTGGGGTCCCGCGAATTGCGGGGGTTTGGTCTAGGTGCGGACGGTGCCGCCAAGCATGATCGCGTCGCCCTCGTCGCCCATCACCTCGATGAACAACTGCACCTTCGCGGCCTTGGCCATACCGAAGATCGCGCGCTTGCTGTCCTCGTCCAACGACTCGCCGCGGTGGATGATCATCACCCGAATCGCCGGGTTGCAGGCGATGGCGATGGCGAATGAGACGCGGATACGGGTTGCTGTGTTGGCCTGCGCGAACGGTAGGCCGTTAAACGTCACGCCGCCCTTGGCGTCGAATCCAATCCCCTCAATGGGCATGGGTGCGGCGGCAATCTGCGCGCGGCGGTCGTCGTCGAAGGTTTGGATCTCACAGCTGAGGTCGTCGGCTTTCTTGGCGGTGGCCTGCACGCTCAGGCGCATCTGCTCGCGGCGCTGGTTGGCACGCACTTGCTCGTTGATGGCGTCGGCGCCGTTGATGGCGGCACGGATGACTTCAAGGTCGGGTAGACCATCGTTCGCAGTCGTGGCAATCCCGACCGCATCCAACGCTTTTTGTGCGGCCTTGGCGTGGTCGGTGCGGGCGGACTCTGCGGCGGAAACAGCGTCTGCCGCGTCCTGCTTCCGCCGATCGTCGGTCGCGGTGATGGCGCGCATACTCTCCGCCTCGCCGGCCGCAATGCGCTGCATACGGCGAATGTAAGCGGTCTTGGCGGCATCCAATTCGTCCTTTAGTTGCTCCTCGCTGTCAGCCCGGTCCGCAGTGATTGCGGCCTTCACGCGGTCGGAGTCGAGCGTGAGCCCTGCCGGGTCGTATGCGCTCAGCCGCGCGCTGTTTTCCAGCGCAGCAGCGTTAGAGTCCATGTCGCTCGCCACGCCTACAGCCCGATCCGCCGTCGCGGTCGTTGTGCGAGCCCTCTCCCACTTGCCCTGCGCCTCGGTCATCTCCGCAGTCAGGTCGGCAAGGCTCACCGGCTCATCTGGCGCGGCGGCGTGGAGCTCCGCGGCGTCGAGCGCGCCCTGCTCACGCTTCAGATCTCGCTTCACGTCAGCACGTGCAGCGAACGCAACCCCCCGCGCCTTATCCAGCGTGCCGAGGTCGAGACCGGACAGTTCGCGCAGCAGGTCTGCGCGTCGGCGGTCATCCTCCGGCCGCGAACCCTCTGCGAACGTCAGCGGGTTGAGCAGGGTCCCGACTTTCTTGGCCAGCCACGCCTGCCCAGCCGTGAGGCCGTCCGCCGTTTTGATGCTGAGGTACGCACCTTTGGCGGTTGCCTTCAGGCGGATCGTCGTGCCGTCGTCCAGCGTGGCCTGGATGCTGCCCTCGTCGGCGCCGGTGCGAATAAGCGCGGTAGGGTGCGATCGCTTGCCGGTCAGCAGGTACAGTAGCGAGTTCAGAAGTTCGCTTTTGCCGCTGCCGTTCTTGCCGGCGACAATGAACGGCTCCAACGTGTCCGGGTTGATCTCGGCGAATTCGATTCCGGTGATATTCTTGATTATTAACTGTGTGATGTGGCTCATTGGTCTGCCTCTTTGCTTACTCGTGTGGACCCCGCCCGCTGATCTGACACGGGCGGGGTGGCCGGCGTTGTGCCGACGTTTGGTTACGTGGACGGCCCTCCGATGATGTCGCCGTTCTCGTCGAGTTCGGGGCCGTCGTCGATCTCGACGATGACAGTCTCGGCCTCGACCTCGATCACCTCGCCGGTGTCTTCGTCGTGGGGCGGGACCTCCACCGCGTGATCCAGCATCGACGGGGCGCGCACCGCCGCGGGTCGAGACGTGTCCGCCCCGATGTCCATCTCTCGCATTGCCAGGCCGCGGGCGGTGATCTCATCGTTACCGCCGCTGAACACGCCGTCAGCCCATGCCGCGCGGATTCCGGTCTTGCGAAAGAATCGCTCCGGGTATCTAGAGCTGATGCTGTCGGTGCGACTCGCCGCCATGTTCCGCAGGATGCGATCGCCGGGGATGACGTGGTAGACGGTCGACCCGTCGACGTGATCGATCTGGAGGTAGACACCTCGCAGGCCGGTCGCGTCGAGTTTGATATTTTTCTTGTATGCGAACGACCGGGACCCGAACGGGTCATCACCCTGCCGCCCGTGGGAGTCGACGCGCCACTGATTCGGGGCGATCTCCGTGGCTGTGAATGGATCGCTTGTGTGGACGACGTGCGGCGTCACTTTGCGAATATGCTCCTGCTGTTCGGCGAGGTACACGTAGCCGCGGAACATGATCTCCGCGTGGAGTTTTCCGCCGCGCGGGATGAATGCGATATGACCGTGAGCGCCGGGGAGGACGCCAAGTTCGGCGCACTTGAGGACAGCGCGCAGCTGCTCGCGAGGGTGGATGCCGGCGAATGCATCGTCGGCGAACGCGGCCACGCACGTTCGGCGGAATTGATACGGATCGAGCCACGCGGGCAGGCCGGCGATGATGGTGGAGGCGATGGCCTCGCTATGCAGGGTTCGGCTCAGTGGGCCGTCGCCGGCTGCTTTCAAGATGTCTGTCGTGCTCATTGGTCATCACCTCCGAGGCTCTCGGCCTCTTGCTCATCCCACGTGCTGAGGCCCATCCCCGGCGCGTACTGCGGCCATGACCGCGGGGCGTGGCTCATCGTCTCATCGTGCCGTTGTGGCCAGTCTCCCGACCGCTCGGCGGTGACGTATAGGCTCAGCGCCTCCTGCCACAGGGCGCGGCCACACAGTTGCATCTGGCTCGGCTCGTCCTCGGCTAGCCCGTCATCGAGTTCGGGCTGGGTCACGCACGGGATGACGCAGGCGCGGCTTGTTTTTTCATGCTGCGCGATCCAGTACGGGCGCAGCGGCGTTGCGCGCGGGTCATCCTCAGCGGTCCCGCTCTGGATCATGGCCAGACGGACGATCGTGGAGTACAGATCGAGCTGCGCGGGGTAGCCGAGTTTGGATGCCTCGGTGCGGATGAATGCATCCGGGTCGGTGTCTGATGCCGCCTTGAGGTCGCCCAGATAGAACCCCTGCGGAGTCATCCACAGCAGGTCAGCCTTGCACTTGACCCACACATCGACCCAGCGCCCGTCAGTGAGTCGAACGGGCAGCAGCGCGATAGCAACCACCTCCCCGTGAGACTTGGCCAGCATGGCGGCGGCGCCTTTGTGCCTGCGGATGATGGCGCTGGCGGATTCAGCATCGCCCCACGCTTTCGGCCCCACTGGTGTGACGCCCTCGGCCTGTAGCGCGGCTTTGTACGCCTTCGCATCTTTGCTGCGGAATGCGTCGTACTCGCTGAGACAGAACTCCGACTTGACCGCATTGGGATCGAGCGTCAGCGCATGCACAAGGCGATTCAGCGCCCGCCCGGCAGTGTCAGTGCTGATCCCTTTCGCGGCGTCGTCAGCGGCACGCTTGGCCGCTGCCAGCGACTTGAGCACCGCAACCTTCGCACGGCTCCAATTGAGCGCCGGTAGCTTACGGTAGACGGGCTCAGGGCAGTCGTAGTAGATGCCGGCAACGAGCCCGCCGTCGTCGTTGATCCATGGTGTTGTGTCGCTCATCGAACAGCCTCCTCAAACATAAGAAAGAACACGTATCCGCTAATGATTCCACAAGCCACGTAGGCTAGGAACTCTTTGATCTTGAACATCATCGCACGCCCTCCCCATTGCAACGTTTACACGCCCCGCCGAACGATTTACCGCTGCCGGTACACGACCCGCACGGGCATGTTCCCTCAAACCACACGCTGATTCCGGCGATCTCCGAACTCCACATGCGCCCGATGCGTAGCAACTCCCCAAATGCGTCATGATGAGCGGTCGCACGGATCATATCGCCAAGCGGTGCGGTGGCGCTGACGACCGAAGCCCTCGGCACCACGCACCCGCGGTCATGCTCGCTATCAGAGCGCAATTCAACGCTAACGCTACCGACCGGGAGCATGCCGCTGCCGATCGTGACGCTTGGCGCGCCATTGGAATTGATGCGATATCGCGCCTCAAACATGCCTTGAGGCCTGTTCAGATTCGCCACAACGATCTTCCACTCTTCCAGTGTGATGTCACTCATACATACCCCAACCCCGCACCAACTCCACGATGGAAGAAGGCAACAGGGAGCCTGAGAACCAGTTCAGGTTCTTCGTAGTGAAGGCGCGGGGTTGAGAGTCCGTGCCTGTTCAACTGCTTTCCACACAGTGCGGTCTCTCTCCGCCCGGCAAAGCTATTCGACTTTGCGGCGGGCGTCAACTAGTTTTGTTTACTTGGGTAGAGAAAGTTTGGCGTCTGCCGCTGCCATGGATGCCAGGTCCCGCTTCAGGTCGTCGATGGCGTCGAGATAACCCACGACGCCAACACAGTCAGCGCCGCACACGCTGCAGCAAGCGTCCTCGTCGACTCGCGCGTGTGGTCCGCAATCTGGGCAGGTGTACGACCCGTCGCGCTCCCGCTTCAGGGCGGTGATCTCGTCGGCTCCACCGCACAGGCATTTGTGGACCTCAACCGCGAACGAGTGCGTCCACACCTCCAAAAACTCAGCGTCCAACATGGTCGTTTCGCGGCTCCTATTATCGTCTCTGAGCAGCACCGCCAAAAGTGGATCGGCGCTCATTTCGATGTTTCCGATCACTCGCTTGATCTGTTCTGATGCTGCGTTCATCGCGTCTCGTTCACTCATCGCTTCCCCCTCAAACAAGCCACTCCACGCGGCGGTTTCGATTCCTGCGCCCTGGCCAACTGCCGGCGCTCCTGCTCTATCGCCAGCTCGCGGCGCTGCTCTTCGATGGTCATGGGTTTGCGGTCGTTGTTCATTTGGACGCCTCAAGGGCGGTGAAGGTGTCGGAGTCTTTCCACGCCTGCTCGAACCCGACTTCTGGGGAGTAGTGGCAGGATGAAATACCGTCCGACATGCCACCAGACCAGCCCTCGCCGTATGCCTCCTCGACAAGCGCGGTCAGCACTTTGATCCGCGCGTATGCGGCGTCGAGGGCGGCGGCGTGGTCGCGCTCGATCATCGCGATCGCAGCGAGGTTCATTTTGCCAACCTGCGCGACCCGTAGGGCTACACCGTCGAGTGTGGCCTGTAGCCTGTCCTCTGTCTCGTTGCTCATGGTCTTGCCTCAGTGTGAGTTGTGGTGGCTCGCGGCACCCACGTGCCGTCCTTAATCAATTCGCGAGCATGAGTCCTCAGTAGCAGGTTTGCGTCGCGTATTGGGCGACCGCCAACGCTGACCCAATCTCGCTCCGTCCAGTGCGCTACGAACTCGCGCAGCGCCTTGTCTGTGTAGCGCAGGCTCGCCGCGTACCGGTGCAGGTCGGCGAACGTCGGTGGCCAGTCCGCGAGGTCTGCCCACATGTACTCCCCGCCATTGCGCGGGATGTGCGGGCGCTCGCTGAGTTGATGTTGGCTATCCATGGCTCACCCACTGGTTTGTTGTTTTGTCGCGGAACGTCTGGGTCGGCCCGTCCCACTCAAGGTCGATCGTCCCACACGTGCCTTGGCGGTTCTTGCCAACGATCAGTTCTGTTGCGTTCGGGTCCGCGTCTGGCCGGTCTTGGTACGCCGCTTCGCGGTACAGGAACGCGATGATATCGGCGTCTTGCTCGATCTGCCCCGACTCGCGCAGGTCTGACATGTTCGGGCGCCGGTCCGCCCGCTTGTCGCACTCGCGGTTGAGCTGCGCGAGGGCGATGACGCAGACGCGCAGCTCCTTCGCGAGCGCCTTGAGCCCACGCGAGACCTCAGCCACCTCGGCTTCCCGGTTCGTCTGCCGCCCGTCAGCGCGCACGAGTTGCAGGTAGTCGACAATGACCACGCTGATTCCGTGTTCGGCCTTCGCCGCCGCCGCCGCCGCCCGTATCTGACCGATCTTCAGCGCTGGCCGGTCGTCGATGTGCAACTTGATGCCGCGCATGTCTTCGACAGCTTGGATCATCCGCGCATCCTGTGCGTCCGAAAACTGCGCTCGGTCGATCCGTTGCGCCGGTACGCGGGATGTTGACGCGAGGTGACGTTGGCCCAACTCGGCAGTGCCCATCTCCAGCGAGAAAAACAGCGCCGTGTTGGTTTTGCCTGTCGCGCCGTCGACTGAGGATCCAACATCGGCGGCGAGTTGCAGTGAGAGCGCGGACTTCCCCATCCGAGGGCGGGCGCCGATGATGATCAACCGAGGCTGGCGAATGCCGCCTAGTTTTTCGTTCCAGCCACGCAGTGATGTTTGGATTCCCGGCGTCACCCCTTCGGCCCGCGCCTTCTGTGCGGTGATGAGCGCCGCCTCTGCCGCCTCCGCAATCGTCACGGTCGCGCCGTTGCCCCGCCCGCCCTCGCTAAGGGCTGTAGCGGCCTCAGCGATAGCTGAGAGGGCCGCTGCGTCGTCGTCAGCCTCCAGCGCGGCAATGGCGCCACTAGCAGCCGCGTGTGCCCGTCTCCGTCTGGCGAGCGCCGTCACCGTCTCGCAGTGGTGGCGGATCGAGTAGCTGGTGCATCCGTCGCCCTCCAACTGAATGAGCGCCTTGAGGCGTCCTTCTTTGGATCCCATCGACGTGTGGACCGTTACCGGCGTCACCGGCGAGCCGGCTTGGCTCAACTTCAGGATGGCGCCGAACATGTCGCGCAGTTCGGGGTGGTAGATGTCGCTCGGGTCGATCGGTGGGATCGAGATCTTGCGGCGGTAGCCGATGTAGTAGCCGACGATTGCGCGCTCGGATGTCTCGTTGAAAAATACGTTCATGCTGTTGCTCCGTCGTACACGGTTGGCGTGTTGCTCAAATGCCAGCGTCTATGGTGCGACTTGCACAGCGCTCTGACGCTCATCCAGTCGCACTCCCGGTATGAGTCATGGTGCCACTCGTGCCGGCCGTGGCATGTTTCGTCTCGCTCTGAGCATGGGTGTTTTGCTGCGGGCAGTATTTTTCCAGCCTTAACGGCATGGCCAATGATGTTCCCCACGCGCAACTTCCATGGGTGCTTGTTGTAGCGCCTCATGACGCGAGCGGATTCGGCGGCCCTCCCGATCTCTGTGGCCAGTCGCGGGTCTCTGTATGACTTCATAATCGCCCTGCCCTTGGTGGTCGCCCTATACCGTCTTTGATTTTCGGCCCAGCAAGTTTTACACCACGCCTGCAATCCGTCTTTCGTGGTTTTGTTGTTGTAGAATTTGTCGTGTGGCTGACTTTCTCCACACTTCGTACATCGCTTCAAGCGCATGATATTGCTCCATAATGTCATTCTGGGAACTGCTCTCTTCTACGTCTCTCTCCGGGCGGCGACGTGTCCCCGTAGTTCCCGCTCTCAACCTTCGCCGCGTTGGTCGGGTTGCACAGCCAAACGAGGCTTGCCTTCCATTGGCGATCATTCTCCCCGCGAAGGTGCGCGCCTCGTGATGCGGCCTTGAATAATCCATCCCAGTCGTAGCCCGAGCCGTTGGCCTTGATTGCTTTGGCGACTGTCTTGGTGATGGCTGGTGAAGGCATGCCGTCTGCGTCGGTGTTGATTTTTGGCATCTTCGCCGGGACGCATGTGGCTAGGTAGGCACTGACTACGGCAACAACGGCCTTGTTGGCTTTCTCCTTCGGTGCTGCTTTAGGCGAAGCCGGTGCAAGGGTTAGTTGTTCAATGGATCTGTTAGTTGTCTGTTCTTGGATCTGTTCTTGGTGGGACACCTCGCCACCACCCGTGGGACGCCTCACCACCACCCGTGGGACGCCTCGCCTCATGGGGTAGGACTTCTCGCCACCACCGTGGGACACCTCACCACCACCGTGGGACATATCGTCAAAACGCTTGAAGTTAAGCGTGTATAGGCTTGAAGTCTGGCCCTTTGCGTCGCCTTCACGAAAGCGATCTGTGATGGTGATAAGTCCTTTTCGGGCAAGACTGTTGAGTGCGCGGCTGACCGTCTTGCGGCACGATCCAAGCATGTCGGCGATGGTCCGTTGTGACGGGTAACACGTGTCTCGCTTGTCGGCGTGGAGCGCGAGCACGAGTAGCACGCCCTTCTCGGTGACGGTGACGCCGGGGTCTTTGATGATGCGATCAGGGAGGGCACCAAACATCGATCAACCCTCCAGCTCGGAGATCATGACTGCGATGGTTTGGAACCAGCGTAAATGGGCGTTCCACAACGTATCGTCGACGTGGTCTTGCGGGTGGCTGTCAATATCGCGCGCCAGCCGTTTAAGTTGCTTTCGGATCGCTGGCGAGTGTTCGTCTGCCAAGTCCCAAATGAGTAGGATTGATTCGATCTGGTAATGAAACGCCAGCGCGTTCTCAATGCCGGTAACATGATCTCTCGTTGTCATTGTATCCACCCTTGAACGCTGCCCAACACGCGCAGCAAACGCGAGTGAAGAGCGACTCGGGACCTTTCGGTCACATGTGTTGAGCAGCGTTCAAAAGTGAATCGTTGCCCTTCTAGGTCCCCGTTTGCTGACAGGGAGCGCTCCATTGAGCACGCGAGAATCATACGCACAGATGGCGCGGGGGGTCAAGATCTAGAGGATGATGCAGGGCGTCTTGCCGGTCATGGTGTCGGCGGTGAACCAGTTGCTCTCCGAGTGCTTGATGATTGTGTACGCTTTCACGTCGACGTGGCGACCAAGATCGACGTGCTCGTAATGCACCCAGCCGGTCAGCCGGATAACATGCGTCTCCGGCGGCAACTCTTGGAGGGCTGCGATTAGTTCGGCTACTGTTGTTGGTTTGCTCATGATTCTCCATTGGATTCGATGCCCAGGATTCGGTCGATCTCGGCGTACAGCGTCCGGGTCCCCACAATGCGCTCGTCGACGGTGAGGTCGGGCTTGAGCAGCAGGTCGGAGGCCCGCTGCAGCGTCGCTAGGTGCGCGGATTTTTCGGCGTTGAGTTCGGTGTGAAGCTGCTCGTTCTCTTGGTCTTGGTCGCTCATTGGTCATCCTTCGCGAGCTCGTGGACTCGCCTGACATCGGCGACGAATAGCGCCACCTCATCCGTGCCTAGGTGCATTTGCGGTATCATCGCAATCGGATCTTGGTCCGGGCCGCCGTGCTGCCACGATAGTGTGGCGCTCATGCCGTGCATCACGCCGCGCACATACCCGCCCGCGTATCCGCTGAGTATCGACGGCTCGCAGTCCGGCCACACGGCGGCAACAGCGGCCTCGATCCGGTCTCGACGCGCCCGCTCTTTCGCCGCGGCCAACAGGTCGACAGTGTGTGGCAGGACGGTTATCGCGAATGCGCCGCTCCCCTTCTCGCACGGCCTGTGTAGCGTCCACGTCCCGTCGCCGTCGTTGGTCGGGATCTTGCGGGCGTAGGTCTCGCGCCGCTCGGTCCATGCGAGCCCGCGCCACCAGGTATCGGCGTACGTGTCCGAGTCGCAGATGTAGAGGCAATCCAGCCACTCGATAACTGCCGCGCGTGCGTCATCCTCGGCGATGGCGTGGCCTCGCAGCACCACCTCGTCCGTCACTGGGTGGCCTAGGTCGTCGGTTAGCTCCACGATCATTGGTCACCCGCCAGCATGTCGAACGCGCCGTCAACCACGGCGTCAGACACCTCGTCGATATCGCCCAGGCGGGTCGCTGTGACGCCCTCGGCGGTGAGGACGAATCGCCAACGACTGTTAGCGGCGTCGTCGTGCGCACAGACCGTCAGCGGAGCGTCAACGCGCTCATGGAAGTCCCACGCGGCGCACGCGACCCGTTGCGCCTCGGCTTGGCTTGTGGCGTTGATTATGGTGATGGTGATCATTTGGTCCCCTGTTATGCGTTGAGTTTGGGCAGGCCGCATGCCTCGCGGGCGTCCTCCCACGTGTGGCCTGGGTCGGGTACGTGGGCCAGGGCAGGATCGCCGCCCACATCCGCGCGGACAATCCACCCCTGCGGCGCCCACATGATGTCCGTGGTGCTGTCACCGAACCTGTTCCACTTCGTCTCGTCATTCATTTGTCGTCTCCGGTGCAGTCGTCTCTCACCCAGAAACCCGCCACGAACTGAATCGTTGGCGGGCGTTTGGGGTTGGAGTGGTGGGGTTACTTGCCGTACTTAACCCAGCGGCCGGCGGCGCGGATGGCCCCTGTCGATGTGGTGTAGTGGCGACTCGGTTTGTGGTGACATGGGGCGTTTGTGCCGTCGCTGTGAACGTTGCAGAAGATTACACAACCGCCCGCGGTGATGGTTGCGCTTCGGTTGTTGTCGGTGATGGTGGTCATTTGCTCTCTCCGGTGTAGTTCCTCTCTGCCCCCGAACGATAGACACCCCGGCACACCGTGTCAACCGGTTTCGTGAACTTAGTTCTACGACGCATGAGAACAAAGTACGCGCTTGTGGTTTACCCCAGACTCGCGTACGGTGCCCACATGAACAAACGAAAAACATGGGCAGAAGAACTCGACGAATGGCTGACGACGGCACCGTGCACCGCTACGGCGTTCGCGCTGTCGCTCGGGTTCTCCAAGCAGCATCTCAGCATGTTGCGGGGTGGCAGTCGTAAACCGTCTGATGAGCGCATGGACGCGATCCAGAAGGCCACCAAGGGCAAGGTCAAGGCTCGTTGTCGTGCTTGTGGGAGGCGGTCATGAGTGCGATGTCAAGTAGCGCGCGCGATCACAAGGATCGCAGCGCCAAGGATTGTGTTTGTGGCGGTCATAGCACCAACGCGCGCAAGCCTCGGCGGCGCTGGAAGGGGCGGTCTAGGCGTCTAGGCCTGTTGCTGCGAACGCAGGTTTTGCGCGAGGTGAGTGATGGCTAAGCCCATACCAGACCGCCGCGTCCACCTCCGCAGCGCCACGAGTCCGCACCGAGACATGGCCGTCTGTCGGTCGCCGAGGAAGGGTCAGAAGTTCAGCACTGACCCGGATGAGGTTGACTGCAAGGGGTGCTGTCGCTCGCAGGCTTGGCAGGCCTTGAAGATGGCGCAGAGGGGGACCCGATGAACAAACGCCAGCGAAAGAAAGCCACGGTCACGACCGGACTGTTGCACCACCTGCGCAGCTCCGACGACGATGACGCCTGGTACGCCGCTCATGAGAGGCTGGTGTCGAGGATAGACGACCGAGGATGGAGGCAGCACCGAGGGTGGAACTGCCTGTCGTCGATTATGGCCTGCGGGCCGTGGTCGTCTTTCTTGTGTGCTGCGAATGATGCGAGTCGGCTTGCCGACGCTGCTAGGCGTAGCCGGTAAGCGCAAGGACAAGCGGAGCGCGTAGTCCTCACAAGCGCAGCGCAGTAGCCCGAGTAGGGCGTGATGGGGGTAGAGGGTCGGTCTAGGGGTTTGACTCTATACAGGGGGTCAACGTGGCTTCGCGGGGTTACGGCTCAATCCGGTCGGTGCACCCCAATGATTACGGCACCCTTGACTGACCGTCAGTTTTGAGTAATCGTGTGACCGTCCAGATGGGCAGCAACGCAGGGGGAACGTGTGGGAATTCATGACCGTCCAAGGTCGGTGTACGAGGGTACCGGGGAGGCCGAGGTCTTGATCCTCATCGCTGAAGGTGTCTGCAACACGTTCCGCGAGTTCCCCAGTTGCTGCGAACTGACTCAGGCCCAGGTGCGCCGCACGCTTGATGGGCTGCGCAAGAAGCATCTCATCATCTACCTGCCACATGGCAAGGCGTGGAAGGTCACCCGCGCGGGCCTCAAGTCCTATGAGGAGGTGTCGGGATGATCGGTGAGCTACTTTCATCTGCCGCCGCAAGATGGCGACGTGCTGACTCCAACGAGGTGGTGCGAGTGCTTGCTGAGATTGAGCAGATCTCATCAGGTGGCGGTGATGCTGAGTTGGCGAGGGCATACCAGACGGAGCTCGCCGTGCTCAGGTCCGCGCTGGATAGCCCGCCTGCCAAGTCGGTCGCCAAGCCGAGGCCCAAGCGCGTGAAGCGCAGCAAGATAACCGCGACGCCGAAAGGGTCGCTCTCCAACTGGCAGAGGTGACCCAATGAAGCACGCACTAAACGCAGCCGCTACGCTGTCATGGCGCAACAGGAGCAGCACTCTGCGCAAGATGCCGCAGCACGACCGTCAGCGCCGGTGGGTCGCTTTGTGCGGCGATCGGTTGGTCTCGCCGGCCTCGGTGCCGAACGGTGAACCGACCTGTGCGGGGTGCCGAGAGTCGCTTGGATTGGTTCGGTTGTGGGTGACTTGCGTGCCCTGCAACGGCACGGGTGAGTCTGCGGATATGTCGGGTGATTGCGCGGACTGTGATGGGTTGGGGGAGGTCTGAGATGTACACGACGAAAACGCCAGCGCTGACTGTGGAATTGGCTGCGGTTCTCGTTGAGGTTATCCGCGCCCGGTCCAAAGCGGATCGGGGGTCTGTCAGTGTTGACGGCTATCTTCGGTCGGTCGGGGTTGACCCATATTCGGTCTATAATGTTAGCGCGCACCCCTCCCCGCATGGCGGGATCCATATTCACATTGAGCATTTTGGGATTGGGGAGGTCTAGGAGTTATGACGAAGCCAACGGGCAAGCCCCGCAAACCAAACAAGCGCAAACGCCCCCTAGCCGGTGCGGCCAAGCACAACGCCAAGGCGGCAAAGGACGGAGCGCCGCTTCACGCCCAGGCTTGGCGAATGTGGGTAGACGAGGGGCTGACCTACCGCGAGATCGGTGAGCGCTTCGAGATCGGCCTGTCCACCGCCCGCGACTGGGTGAACAAGGCCGCAGCTGAGATTGCCGACGAGGCAGCCCACCGACGCAAGACCTACAGCGAGGCGGCGATAGAGCGACTGCGGAAGGCTGCGGCCATTTCGTATCGGCGACACGCAAGCGCCGACGGTGAGGCGAAAGACCTGACGGCTGCCATCGCGGCCGAGAAGCGGATCGCGGACATTATTGGCCTGGACGCTCCGAAGGCGATCCAGGTGACGGGAGAGGGTGGTGGGCCGCTCAGGGTCACCACGATGACAGATGCTGAACTGAGTGTTGCGGCGGGGGAGGGTTGATATGCACGAGGATGGCGAAATCTTCACGATGTTCCGGCTTGAGGCTGTCGCGCGAACGTCCGACAGCGGCGTGCTTGAGATGTTCGTGCGCGTAGTCCGAGAGGGCGAACATGCTGACATGGTGAAGTGGCAGTGTGCTGGCGAGGGACCCGTACAGGTTGGGTGCTGGGTCAAAAGGGGGGAGGGCGAGGTTGTTGGGCACAGGCTCAAGGATGTTCTGTGACCAAGACCGCCGCCCAGAAAGCCGCGAGCCAAGAACTGGCCAAGCGCGAACAAGCTCGGCGCAGCTTCATGCACTTCGTCAGACGGACGTTCAACAACTTTGATGAGGGTTGGCATCACCGCGTCCTGTGCGCCCGCCTGCAGCAATTCAGCGACGACGTGATAGCCGGTAAGAGCCCGCGACTGCTCATCGCCATGCCACCGCGCCACACGAAAAGCACCATCGTGTCTGAGCGATTCCCCGTCTGGCACATGAGCCGGACCGAAGACCACGAGGTGGTGTGTGCATGTAGCGCCGCCTCCCTCGCGAACGACATGAGCAAAGGGGCGCGCCGCATCGCTCAAGAGTCGGCGGTGTTCATGCCCCAACTGACGCTGCTCAGTGAGGCGGTCGAGAAGTGGCGCGTGCGCGGTGGCGGTAGCTATAAGGCAGTCGGTATCGACTCGCTGTTCTTGGGCTCAGGAGCTCACGTTCTCGTTATCGACGACCCGTTCAAGGCGCCGGGCGGCATCGTCTCAGATGTCGAGATCGTCAAGGTCATCCGCTGGTACCGAGACACGGCCTACAACCGTCTATCCCCCGGCGGCGGCGTGCTCCTAATGCACCAACGCCTTCGCGACGACGACCTAGCTGGCTTTGTTCTCAGCGAGCAAGAGAAGGGCGGCGATAAGTGGGACACGCTCATCCTGCCGGCCATCGCCGAAGAGGACGATGAGTATCGAAAGAAGGGCGACCCGCTGCAGCCGTCTCGGTTCTCAGCCCAGAAACTGGCGCAGATTAAGGCCGTCACGACGCCGGATCAATGGGAGGCCAAATACCAGCAGAGGCCGAACCCAGAGGGCGGCGGCATCTGGAAGGTGGCGTGGTTCCGAACCTACCTCGCAGACCCAGGCGGCGGTCAAATCGTCATGACCATCGACACCGCATCCAAGGCGTCAGAGAGCAACGACCCCAGCGCTATTCAGGTGTGGCGCCACCTCCCCGACCGCAAGATCGACGGCTCCGATTCCTTTCTACTGTTCGCTTGGGCAGAGCGCTTGGAGACGCCAGAACTGAAGCGCATGATCCGGTCGCTGGCTCGGACCTGGAAACCTCACATCGTGCTGATCGAGGACAAGAGCAGTGGCGAGGTGCTGATCCAGCAGTACCGAGACGAGGACGACTGGAAGTGGCCTATCGAGGCTGTGCTGCCCACGAGAGACAAGGAAACGCGCGCCCGTGTCGAAGCCCCGGCCATCTACGCCGGACGCTGCGCCGTGCCTGAATACGCCGTGTGGCTGCCCGCCTTCTTGGATGCGGTGCGCAAATTCCCGGCCAAGCCACGCGACCCGGTGGATGCCACGAGTCAATATCTCAAATACATCCGCTCAGGCGGCGACACATCCCGCAGATTGCGGGCGTTGTACGGGTAGGGCACTGTAGCCACCGGAGGTGCCGCACCATGGCCGACAATCAGAACGCAAGATCTACCCTGCCAACCGAGCTGCAGGGCGTGGACATCGCAGCCAAGCGCGCGACCATGGACGGGTTCGACAGCATCACCCGCGCCATCAACACGTCCGGCCTTGCCGCGAATGAGCGCAAGGGGTTCCAAACCGCATCGATGCTCAGCGACAACGAGTTGACCTTCGCGTACCGCCAAGACGCGCTGGCGATGGATGCGGTACAGAAGCCGCCGATCGATATCACCCGCGCGTGGTGGGATATCCAGAGTGAGAGCGCTGAGGATAACGCCAAAGAGGTTGAGGGCTGGATCGATGATCACGGCTTCCGTGTGCTCTTCAAATACGCGATGATCTGGGCTCGCCTGTACGGCGGCGCCGCTATCGTGCTCGGCGTGGATGACGGCCAAGAGCCATCCATGCCGATTCGCGAGGCGTCGATCCGCGATGTCAAATGGGCTCGCGTGGTCGACCGTCGTTACATCCACGTGCTGATGCGGAGCCGGGATAGCGAGTCGTGGGATTTTGGCAAGCCAATGCTCTACAACGTCGGGCTGCGCTACGCCGGTTCCCAGGTGGTCCACGCGTCGCGGGTGCTGGCCTTCATCGGTGAGCCCCTGCCGGACGACTACCGCGACGAGGTGGACGGGTGGGGCGATTCCGTGCTGGAGCGCTCGTGGGACGCCATCAGCCGCTACAACACGGCGGCACGGTCTATCACCATCGCCTGTGAGCAGTTTATCCAAAGCAAATTCATGGTCAAAGACCTAGCCGATTGGATCACAAGCGAGGGCGGCGCAGAGAAGGCATTGAAGCGCTTGCGAGCCCTCAAGATGGGTTTGTACACCGGCGGCATTGCCATGGTCGACAGCGCCGTGGAGGACTTCACGCGTGAAGGTCTCGCCATGACGGGGCTCACTGACTCACTCGTGCAACTGCGCAAGGACGTTGCCGGCGCGCTCAAGCGGCCAGAGTCGCAGATCTTCGGGCAGCAGCAGGGCACGACCCGCACGGGAGCCGCGGCCGATCAAGCTACCTATTTCGCCAGCATCCGCTCACAGGCCAAAGAGGATGGAGAGCCGCAGCTCAAACAACTGATCAACATCATCGCGCACGCCAAGAGGGGGCCGATCAAGGGCGTGGGTCTCGACTACACGCTGCGTCCCGGCATCCTCGCTGAGCCTGACCCCGAACAAGAGGCGAAGACCCTGAAAACCGAATCCGAGGCCGCAAAGATTCTGATCGAGGCTGGGGTCATCTACCCGTCCGAGGCTCGTAAGGCCATCACGGGTGAGGATTCGCGGATCATCGCGAACACGGACATCACCGCGCTGATCGAAGAGGATGAGATGGAGGACGATATCGACAAGAGTGACCCCACCGGCGCTGTCGCTGGCACCAACGCCGATCCAGAGATGGACAGCGCCCGCCCCGCCTCATACAGGATGGCAGACGTTGGCGCGGCCATGTGCCTCGATTGCGCGTTCCGCCGCGACGCCAAGGGCTCGCCTTGGTGCGACTCGTTTAACGGCATGGTTGCCGACGCTTTCACCTGTGATTCGTTCAAGTTGTAGGGGTAACCAATGCCCATCCCCGACCGATACCCCCGCCGGATTGAGCGCCGCCATCAGAAGCGTTTGCGCGCATACGTCGCCGCGTTCGTGCCCATCGTGCGGTCCGAGTTCATCGCCCGCCTGCCTGAGATGTACCTGCAACCCGTGAGCGACTCCGAGGGCTCGCCGGTTGTCGACGACCTGGTGGTTTTCAGCGAGGCGCTTGGCGAACTACGACTGAAGTGGGGCGAGGACATCGCCACGCAGGAACACATCGAGGAGACGTGCGCGATGACGGCGGCGGAACTCGATGCCTTCAATGCTCGCTCGGCGGCGCGGTCCCTTCGCTCGGTGGGAATCAAGGGCGTTATCACCCCGCAGATGGCCGCACTACTGCCGGGATGGGTCGAAGAACACACCGCGCTGATTGTGCGGGGCGGTCTGTGGCGCGGCATACCGGTAACGCCGCTGGGTGAAAAGACAATCTCCCAGATCGGCGACGTGGCGCTAAACGGATTCGTTAAGGGGCTGCGTCACGAGGAAGTGGCCGACGAGATCGAGAAGCGTCTCGGTGTCATGCGGTCCCGCGCCAACCTCATCGCCAGAGACCAAACCAACAAACTGAACGGGAAAATGACCGAGAACCGCTATATAGACGCGGGGATCATTCGGTACACGTGGCAGACATCGCGGGATGAGCGGGTCAGAGAGACACACGCGGAGCTCGAAAATACAGAGTGGGACTTCCGAAACCCGCCTGCCATCGGCAATCCAGGAACTCCGATTTCTTGCCGATGCGTAGCCGAACCCGTACGCCCAAAACGAGGACAGTGAGATGACAAACCAGACCCAAATCTTCGACCGGATCCACCTCAACACGAGTAAGATCAAGGAACTTGGCGACGGCTCGCTGATGGTGCCCGCTCGGTTCAGTCGCGCAGGTATCCAGCACTACGGCGCCCCACGATTCGACGCGCTCACCCCTGTCATGCGCAAGGCCGAGGATTGGCTTGATGCCGGCACGGTCTCGCAGCTCGCAGGCTTGGCCATCACCATCCGCCACGCAGCCATGGTCGACGAAGACAACGTGCGCGACCTGTCGATCGGTATGGTCGCCACTGACGTGCATGTTGACGCCGCCGGATACACCGCCGGCCACATCATCGTGCAGGGGCGGGAGGGAAAAAAGCTGATCCTCGATGGCGACATGCTGGAGTTGTCCGTGGGCTACTACGCCACGTTCCACCAAGAGTCCGGCATTCATGACGGCGTGCCGTATGAGTGGGTCATGAAGCCGGTCAGCATGAACCACGTAGCCCTACTTGAGCGCGGTCGTGCCGGCGGTGCCAGACTCATGCTTGACACCGGCGAAAATGGATTGCACTGTTTCCAGCAACAGTCACCATCGATTGTTCCAGGAGAGCACACAATGACTGAGCCGAAAGCCCCAGAAGTAAACTCCGCAGGCCAAGGCTGGCTGTCTGTCGTCGTGGACGGCGAGACCGTCAAGGTTCGCCAAGGTCCGGCTGACATGATCGTGCGCCTCGCCAAAGAGCGCGACGTTGCTGTTGCTGATGCGGCCGCGAACAAGACCAAGGCTGAAGAGGCCGAGGGCAAGATCGCCGGCATGGCATCCGACCTGCAGAAGATCAAGGACGCCGCTCCCGACAAGGACGCCTTGCGCGCCGAAGTCAAAGACGAGTTGGGTCGACGCTTCATCCTTGAAGCCAACTGCAAGAGCGTTGGTGTCGAAGTCGCCGACAGTAAGAGCGACGCGGACCTGATGCGCGAGGCTATCGGCCTACTCGACGGTGACGTGAAAATCGACAAGATGCCCGACGCCGGAATCGGCGCGCTCTACACCTATCTGCTCGGCAACGAGAAGAAGGCGAGCGACGCCGACAAGAGCCTGCGCGTGACTCTTGACGAGATCGCCACGGACAAAAAGGGCGACGACGCGACCCCTAACCCGGTCGCGGTTGCTCTCGGCAACATCGGCAAGAAAGCAAGCAAGTAGCCCTAGGCTGCACAGGAGCATCAAATGACTGCCGTTTCCAATACGCACTACCAATCCACCCTCGCAGTTCAGCCCATCGGAACCGTTGGCGAAGTCGCCGACAATACCGGGCTTGAGAAGTACGCCAACCGCATCAACGGCGAGGGCTCAAGCGTCGGCTTCGGTCGCGCTGTGATGCGCGACGGTTCGAGCGCGGCGAATTTCAAAGCTGTCGCCGGCACGACCCCAGACATCATGGGCGTAACCATCGTCAGCACGGCGCAGACCGCGATCGACTCCGACGACCGGACCTACGCGGACGGCGACCAGGCTCGGCTGCTCTACGACGGCACAGTGTGGATGGAGGCCGCGGGCACGCTCGCAGCCGGTGACATCCCCTACATCGGGACCAGTGGCGTCGACCAGGGCAAGCCCGGCCCGGCGTCCACCGGCGGCACGTACCCACAAACATCGCTGACCCTTTCGGGCGCTCTCGATGACGGGCAGGGGCGCGTCCAGACGATGACCTGGAGCGGTAATTTCGTCAACTTGAACGTGATCAACATGACGATCGGCGGCGAGGCCATCCCCGCTGTGACGTTCGACACAGACCAAGGCACTACCGCCGGGATGCTCAAGACGGCGCTAGAGATTGCGCTCGCAGCCAGCAACCAGCAGGCGCTCGTGTCCATCACAGACCCCGGCACCGATCTTGTATTCACGATAACGAGCCTGGACCAACCCTGGAGCGCCACGGCGCAGGCCATCACCGGCGTTGTCGTCACCCTCGGCCTTGGACAGGTAACCGAAACCATCGCCGACCAGCAGGCCGGCGCGGCTCCGCATAGCCTCTCCATCACGGTTGGCGCTACCCCAGTGTCGACGGTGTGGAGCGGATCCAGCGACGACACCATGCACAACTTCGCCGAAGAACTGGCCGGTGTTGCCGCAGCCTCTGGCGCTGTCGTGACTGAGGTGCCGAACGGTGACGACTTGACCATCGTGCTCACGGGCGCGACCAAGGCGGCTGACATCATCGACCTCGCCGCGGCTACCGTGACGGGCGGCGACAACGCTCGCACCATGTCAGTCGACAACGAGCTTGTTCCGGGTGTTGCCGCTACTGCGGTGCAGTGGACGCAAGCCCGTGCATTGACCGCTGCGACCGATGGTAACCTCGTCAAGATCGCCGTCGCAGTCACCCCACAGCCCTAATCGCTGAGAGTAGAGCCTACGGGCAATGGAGAAAGACATGGGAAACCAGAACAAGCCGGTACTCGACACGCGATTGCAGTCCGTCATGGACATGATCGACAACGGGCATCGTCGCATCGTCGCCCCCGCGAACATGCACCGGATCATCCAGGACGCGTCAGCCTTGGATCCAGTCCTCGGCCGGCTCGCGTCGGTCGGCATGTTCGACTCCACGACCACTCGCGGAGGTCAAGTTCGCGATGCCGCGGGGTTTGCTCTCATCCGTGAACTCGCCAAGGTGAGCGCCAAAGGCGTCGAGTACATGGAGCAGAACCTCAAGAGCGTTGAGCAGATTCCCGAGGTCGGAGACGCCCCCGGAATCGGCCACTCGACCTACGAATGGTACTACGAATCAGCATCCGGCAAGGCGCGGTGGTCCGCGGAGCTCGAGGGCAACTTCCCCTCGGCAATCGTGGATCGCAACGGATTCAACGCGACGAAATTGACCAACACTCTTGCGAGTTACAGTTGGAGCACTCTTGACCTAGCTCGCGCCGCGCTGATCCCCGGATTCTCGCTGCCTGAGAAGAAGTCAAAGCGCTGCCACCGCATGATCGCAGAGGCGATTGACGAGGCTGTGTTCTTGGGTACGGCTGACATCGCGCTTCCCGGCCTGCTCAACCAGCAGGCGCTCGTTGACAACGTGCAGAACACCGGTGGCGCGTTGTCTGGGCTGACCCCTGACGCGCTCTACGATTTTTTCGCGGCCCATTTCCGGGCCTACATCACCAAGTTCGGTGACGCGAACAAGTTCGGCTTCCACGTGTTGCTACCGCTCTCGGTCAAGCTGCTGCTCGACACGAAGCATCAGGGCACCGGTAAGCAGTTCACGGTTGCTGACCTGCTCATGCAGTCGTTCGGCGGGTACGGGTTCCGTGGCTGCGACTATAACCGCTTCATGGACACCGCCGGCACCGGCGCCAGCGCCATGCTGTGCATCTACCCGCGTGATGCCGAGGTTGCCGGTCGCGTCACTGCCACCAACTACACCGAGGGCACGCCGGACACCGAGGGCTTCACAACCACGGTCAAAGCGTTCGGCCGCACCGGTGGCGTCGCCGTGTTCCGTCCCGCCTGCATCCGCTACGGATACGACCTCTAGCAACCCTCCCCGCTGCCCTCGCGGGACTGACGCCCGGTCATCCCTCGCGGGTGGCCGGGCGTTCCCTTTGGAGCCTCATGGCCGTCACTGCTGCCGATATCCAAGCCATGCCAGGGCTCTCCGGGGCGGACGTGGATGATGTCAACTTTTGGCTGTATGCCGCCGTCGATTTCGTCTCCACGTCGTATTTCTCGACGACAGACCTGCACGACCGAGCCACCAAATACTGGGTGGCTCACGGTCTCACCCTGCAAATGGCGGTCGGCATGGACGCTTCGGGTCCCATCAAGAGCAAGAAAGTCGGCGACGTGTCTGTGTCTCACGCCGTCGTCGATGCTGACATTGGGTCGACCCCGTGGCTGAATCAGACGCAGTGGGGGCAGCTGTACAACCAGATGGTGCGACGCCTGCTCGGCGATGTCGTGTTGTCCATCTGATGGCTGCGCGCCCGTCACTCGATGAGAGCCCGCTATCTGCCGCCCGTTGGCGTCGGATGCGCCTGACGCTCGAAACACTCGACGGCATGTATGTGACGGTCGGTGTTCACGGCGATGACCAAGACAACGCACGGAGCGAGGACGGTGGGCAAACCGAGAGCCGCGCAACTAATACCGAGGTGGCCACAATCCATGAGTTCGGCGATCCATCACGCAACATCCCGGAACGGTCATTCATCCGCAGCACGATAGACGGCGAGCGCCCGGCCATACTTGATGACATGAACGACGCCATGGACCGGTCAATAGAATTCGGCAACGTTTTGCGCAAGATGAAGCGCGTTGGCGTCTACACGGAGAAGAGAATCCGGGAGACCATCCGCCGCGGTATCGCGCCGATCCTGTCGTCGCAGACGTTGGAAAAGCGGCGGTCAAAGCTCAAGAACGGCAAGCCATCAAACGGCAAGTTCGGCAACACCGAGACCCCTCTAATCGACACGGGGCAACTCATCCAATCCATCGCAAGCAAAGTGGAGGGTGTATAGTGGCCGTCACGCTCAACCTAGGCCCCGTGGTCGACTGCTTTGCGTCTGAGTCGGTCACGCGCACGCGCAAGCCCACGCCGACAATCAACGCGGCCGGCCATGCCGTGCAGGGCTCCATCACGACCGCCACCATCAACGGCGCGTTTCAGAGACCGGGGCCTGACGCGCTGCAGCGTCTATCCGAGGGCCTACGCTCGCGGGCCACGTGGCTCATGCACACGACCGCGGATGTCCGTGGTGCGTCGCAGGCAAGCGTCGGCGGTCGCACTGCTGTCATGGCCGATCTGATCACGTATACAGGCATCACGTACACCGTCGTTGACATCACCGGCCAAACGTCTCAGGGCAATTACCGGCGTGTCATCCTGCTCGACGGGGAGGCGTAGCCATGGCTCTCGATTGGACCGTCATCGACACCGCCATCAAGGTGTGGCTCGACACCGCCGCCCCAACAATCACATGGGCGCGCGGCGACCAGAACCTACCCGTGCTTGCTCACCCGTGGGGAGTCTGGAAGTGGCGCACAGGCGGCGGCAAGCGCAGCAACCAGGGCGCGATTCCAGATGAGCGCCATCAGTCCAGCACCACCGAGAGTCAAATTTTTAAGTGGCGAATCCACCAGTTACAGATTGATATCTACTCAACGGAAACGGTCGGAACTACCGCGCTGACCCTCGCTACAGAGGTGCAGGACAGCCTTGAGTTTGAGTCCGTGCGCATCGCCTTGAGCGCCGCCGGGCTTGTCCTCACGGCTCAAGGGCAGCCCCGCGACCTCACCGCATTGTTCCAAGATCAATACGAATCCCGAGCCATTGTTGAAATAGTGGCACAAACGGTAGACACTGCCACCGAGACGGTCGGTAGTATCGCCACGGCTGACATCACCGGATCACTGACCTAGGAGACCCCATGTCCATCATCCCACTGAGTGAATACGTTAGCGTTACCATCGCA